TAATTATATTGTAGACTTTGCATAATCTTTTTATGCTCTAACCAGTTGTCTTTATTAAAGTCACCAATCCATTGCTTTCCTCTAATAAGATTCGCACAAAAATATTCTTGGAGTTCGTCGGTCGTGTATTTCCGAGCCAACCTCACAAACTGATATTTGTCTTTTCGTTTATTAAACTGGGGAACAGTAAGTTTAGTTTTACCGTTGTATTTGAAATAATCATATTTGGTGGTGAAGTGAAGTTTTAATGCCATATACAGTTGGCAGGCATCAAACTCATTCATAATGGAAGCTTATTACATTTAGGGCCTTTAAGAACATTAGCCGCCTCTGCTTCCACCTGTAACTTTTCTTTCATACCTTTATCTATAAACCGAACTATCCTTTCTGGTTCTATATCCTTTTCATTACAGATATATAAAATAGCATCAATATACGGCATGCGTTTGGTTTTAACCAATTCTTCAATTTGTGCAACAAAACTCTTTGTGGTAATCCCTAGACTCATTTTGTCATTCCATTATATAAAGTGACACTCCCTATCTATGCCTTCAGGAGAATCGGAACGGCGCTTTACAGCATAGACCGAACTCGTAGCCTTTGGTTAACAAGGCGGCTAACCCCGAGGTGATTACGCTGCTAGGCGATACTCACCAAAATAATAGTCGTCATTTGCGGCTATTGAGATGTAGATTCATCCTCTTGTAAAATTTCATTCGCTCCGTCGAAATCCGTTTCACCCCCATGTTCGTTCGTAAGCAACTGCTTATTTCGTTCTGGTGGTAATGGACCCCATCCAATACTTCTACTCCATTCGTTTTCAGTATAAAACCAGTGTGAAGATTTGGTGGAGGTGCCGGGTATCGAACCCGGGTCCGCAACGCCTACTTTTTTACCGTCATCAGATTTATCCACGTTATATTTATAGTCTTAGGCTCCAGGGGCTCCAAAAGACACTGCGACAGAAATACCTACTGAGGTATCACCACGCTCCCAATCCGAATCAAACGGGACTGTGAGGTTAGGTGTAACTGCCAAACTACCGAAGTTAATCGTGTAACCGACTTCGGCCGATGTACCTGACAGTTCCATATCAGTAACATCCCAGTTCAGTGTATAAGTTGAGTCTAGACCCATCATGCTATAACCAAAATCTACCGATGCGTCAACTTGACTGTCCTGAATATTCCAAGACGTTGATGGTGTAAGTGTTGTTCCACCCCATACGCCCACGGAAGTCTCAAGACCAATCACGCTTTCTTCATCAGAAGTATAATCATATGAAACGGTCCCGTTGAAGGGGCCTGAACCAACGCTCCAATCGATACCAGCATCAACGCTATCAGAATGTGATAGTGTGAGTGAACCAGATCCAATCGAAAACTCATCGCCAGTCTCATCATATGTGAAGGTTACACCTTGAGTGCTTACACTATAGTCATTATTGACTGTAAGTGCATGACCTTCTACAGCGGCGAGCATGAACATCGACGCTAGGCTAGTTGTGATTAGTGACTTCATTTATTACTTTTCTCCTTTGTTGTGTTAGGACAACAGGTGTTGTTAACCTGTCTACTTATTTATGTTAAGCCGCAAGTTCAGTAAATACCGAATCGTAAAACTCTTCCATAATTTCTTCTAGTCTACCTAGATGTAATTTTGTTTTACTGTTAAACAATTCTACTTCACCATCTTCAGCTACCATTGCGATAACTAAATCATCAACAGGATAACCTGTATGCTCCTCAAACATCTTGGCATACGCCGCACATTGTACGAAATAATCCTGTATCCACTCTGGCTTTTTCATTCTCGTAGTTGTTTTATAATCTACGATGGATAGTTTCCCATCCCATTCGGCAATCAAATCAGACCTGCCGGCAACTTTGTATTCATCCGAATACATTGTTGTTTCTTGCAACACAACACCATCAAGGTGTTCATTGATATGACTTTTCAATTCACCAAACATATGCCAAGCAAGAAAATGCTTTGACTTTAAATGTTCAATGTCATTACCATTTACATACTCCTCACAAAGAGTATGAAATGCTGTACCACGCATCGCAGCAGTCCGTGAGATATGCTTCGCAGCATCTTCACCAACTCTATCACGCCACTCTTGTAGGCCTACTTGTTTAGACCTTTGGCGACCAATAGCCGTTGTGATACTTGGGTATTTCTGTCCATTGACATCATAAAACCTTATGCCCTTTATGGACGTATGAGTCAAGTCTGGAAACGCTTTAAATTTATACTTGTTATCAAGCTCGAAATTGTTTTTCATAATATATTATTCTATCACAGTTTAAGGATTTTGTCAACTGGAATCCTTCATCCCAAGGTTGTGTTTCGCTATTAAATAACTTCGTACCAACCCACTACGAACAATATCACCAAATCCAAATTCAGCAATATAAAACTCTTTCATACTTTCTAATATTGTAGTAAATCTTTGATGGCCGCTGACGTTACCGTTCTTGAGGTCTGTCTGTGCAGTGTCTCCAGCAAACATTACTTTACTTTCTTGTCCTACTCTAGTAATAAGTGTATCCAACTCTGAAAATATCATGTTTTGAAACTCATCAACTACAACAATAGTTCTATCAAAAGTTTGACCTCTGAGAAAACTTGTTGTAATAAACTCCAAAGATCCCTGAGCAACTAGTTTATCATATAGTTGTAGGAAGTCCGCATCACTTGGCATCTCAAACATTGTGCGAACTAATATACGATAAGGGTCTTGATAAAGGTCAGACTTTTCTTCCAGGGTGCCGGGTAGAAAACCTACATCACGCGAAGGTAGCAAACTCCTAATAATAACAACTCTCTCATAAGGTGTCCGTTTGTCTAAAACTTCTTTCAATGCTAGATAAAGCAAAATAAATGTTTTACCTGAACCCGCGACTCCATGAGAAAAGATATTTTTATTTTCTCCATAGGCTTCAAAGACGTTCTTCTGTACGTCTCCTATAGGTTGAATGTCTAGTAATGAATGGTGTGTGATGTACATGGCTTTTCGTTTACCCAAAATAGGTTCCTCCTAAAGAAACTATTTATATTTTACACATCTATCGTGCTGTGCGGATTGTTATCTTTTATTCTTCGGAGAGTATCTTTCCATTCATTAGAAGTGTGCATACCACCACCCTGGCCAGAATGAGTCCTCCCACGAATAATACTATTCTTGGCCGGAGTAAATACTATAGTCCAACCCTGTTTCTTTTTTTCTTCCATTTCAGCAATAGTGCATATAAACTCATGCTCTACACCATCAGTATCTTTCATATTGTAAGTTGGCATTATCTTCCCTCACTTGGTTTGAAATCAGTTTCTTGAGTATAACGTCCTTTGTCCTGTGGATCAAAAGTCTCTACACCAACGTGCTCCATCCCAAGATGGTGAATAAAGATAATCATTTGACGTTCTTCTAACTCCATACTATATAAGTTTCTCGTTGTAATATGCGACCAACTTTTGAGCGATGTAAAATAATCTTCGTGGTGACCATCAAACCATTCTCGTTTGGGTCGTTTCTCAGCCATGTTCTCAGCAATTAGTCGGACTTGCCAATCCGCCCATCGTCCGATTGCCATTACATATCCCTTATCTGTGCCATTTCCATATCTTCAATCTCTTGAAGTTTATCTCTGGCTTCGGCAATAAGTTGTATCTGACTATCTACTGATGTAACGATATCTGGATGCTCTGCTACACCCGTTGGATGATTGAGATACACCTGTACATTAGTACGAGCACAATCTATTTCTGCTTCATACTTTTTTCGTAATGCAATAACTATCTGCTGACTAATCATCGTCGTACCTGCCTCACAGTTTTAGTTGTTCGTGAAACACCAGGTGGCATAAAGTTATCTTCCCAACCAAACGCCGCCTTTACCACAGTAGCATTCAATCCCTTATACTTCCGATGAATAACTCTATTCTTGATATCAATAAGAAGTCTCGCTTCATTTTCACACAGACCTTCCAGGAGTTGAATAAACATCGTCTCCCGTTTCATAGTGTTGAGAGTGTTATTCCAAGTCACTGGTTTGCCATCGTGGTCAATAGCAAGAAAGTTTGATAACTGTCTTGACTCATGTTCCAAACGTGTATGCTCTGTACCTTCTGGTGCATCGTTAGGTATAAAGGGCACATCACCTTCTGGCAATAACCAACTAATGGCTGGGTCAAATGTTGCTTTCAAGACTGCTCTCAGCTGAGGTGTATCATATTTCTTCAATACAGCAATCTTCTTGGGTTTATCCTTGGCATTATTTACTTTCGCAAATATCTCATGCACTAGGGGTCTAAATGTTTCATCTACCATTTCAAAATTCTCCTATTGAGTCTATCAATGTCGTTAGTTTTTTGTCTACAAAATAATTAAATAATCTACTACGGTCAGGTAGTTCATACTCACGATAAGTCCCTTCAATATCTGCTTTGATACTTGGGGGACAAGCTCTTAAATCTATTAACGTACTATTTCTTTGCCAGTTACGTTTCCAGGTGTCCTTAGTACACTTTGTAAGAGTAGAACACATATCATCCACATCCATATTGAAAACTGTGCCTTGTGTTTCTAAGTAATCTACAACTTCAGAAATAACAGTTTTTCGCATAGGCTTCTGTCGTTTATCTGTTACGAATGTATCATCTGGAGATAACACATTTGGAACACCATCACTACGGTCACCCTTCAAAATATGTTCATTTAAATATCGTTTGGGATCTTTATTCTTGACCATCTTTTTAGTCAATGGACTATACTGGTCAACATCATAAATGTGTAACTGTATAAAATCTTTATCCGAAGATACAATAAGGTGCTTACTGTGTTGGTCTGCTAATATCAATGAAGCGATAATGTCATCTGCCTCGGCACCTACAATGTCCATAACTTTATACGGAAAATACTCACGGAGTTCATCACGAATATCATTTAATAT